TTTTAGGCAGGACTAATCCGCAACACCGTTCCGAAATGTCAGAGGTATCTCCACCAGTAAACGGCAATGAAATATCTACACGAGTACCTGCTGGGCTGCTTACACTAGAAACGATGACAGTTCCTGTGACTGTAACAAGTCTGCCAATTTTTGTATAAGCAAGTTTATCATAAGTAGAGTTTAGTGTAATTGTTCCACTTGATCCACTACCAGCAGGAGTTAATGTTGGAGTGTAAACCCCCTCTTCATAGTCATCGAGGTGTGTTGCAGTAGTCTGAGAACCAAAGTAAACCCCAGTGCTTACATACATATTGCGCCAAAAGTTTGAGGCACCACCAATATCTCTTGTGCCGTTTTGAATGGCTGAGCCACCGTTTGTTGGCAACACACTTTGTGCACCAAAAGTAATCCCAGTTGTTGTTCCAGATAGCTGAGCCTGACCAGATAATGAACGAACACCGCCTACATCTACGCCATTCTCAAGGATTGTGATTTCATCTGTTACAGACACATCTTTTGCAGACACATCGTTAAACTCTGGGTTTCTTCCGAAGATGCCGCCGTTTTGTTTGATAGTCATTGTGTAATTCCTTTATCCTACGACAGTGCCGTTATGATGCCATTAACAACAGTTATTGATGATGGGCTGGCTACAGTGCCATTAAATGGTGCTGTAAGTGGACGGCTTTCAACTAAAAGATCTCCAAGGTATGCTTCAAAATCTCCTGCAATATTTGATCCAAACAAACCAAAGTCAATTTTTGTATCAACACCATGAGCACTATCTACAGTAGCAAACCTAAGTATCTCTGTGCTATCAAGCAGAACTCTAGTACCACCAATTCCATTTCCGTCATCTGTGATATTTTCTATTGATATATTGTGCTTTGTGTTTGCTGATAAATTTACTGTAGATGCTCTTGGCTGCACCAAAGTAGTATCGGCTGTGTCTGAGAAATATACAACTTGCAACTGCACAGATGTAGAAACCACACGAAGCCTAAGTATTAAATGCGATGAAGTAGTGCCTGATAAAAGCTTCATTAAATTAACAACTCTAACAAGCCCATATCCAACAATGTCATCAACATCAGGAAGCCAGAGATTAAAAGAAACCTTGTTTGCTTGTGTCATTGTTAATGAACGACGAAGATTGCAACTATCCTGAGATGCCGAAACAACAGTATGTAAAGATTTTTCAGCAGCATCCCACGGTGCAGTAGCAATTACAGGAGCAGGTGATGTTCCAGTTAAAGTATATGCTGAAAGAGTTCCACTAAAGTCTTCATCTAGTAATGTTGAGTAAGCACCTGCAATCTTAGTGGAGGGAGCAAAGCTACCCTTGACGTTATTGAAAACTGCAGTTGCTTGATCTGTAAACGTAGAGCCAGATGTTGTAAGCACATTGTCTTCGTTTAGTTGTTGAGGTGTTCCTCCCTCAGCCCAACCAATCCATAGATTTGCTAGAGCCTGTCTTTCTTCATATGTAGCTGGGTGCACATCATCGGAGAAATAAGAAATATGATCTTTTTCACCAACTTCATACTCAGTTGATACATCAAAGAATGGCAAACTCCAATAAGTTGCTACGTCACGAATAGCTTCTCCGTTTGCCCACACGTCATTGCTTGGAGAATCATTTGTAAATTCAGAAGGAGCAGAGCATAGAATAATCTCAGGCTGACTATAACCGTAAAGTGCTGCCTGGCCTTTAGTAAAGTAGATTAAGAAATCCCAAGCTCCATGAACTGTTGTTCTATCTAACTTGTAAAGTGTTCCACTGGTTACTGTTCCAGTTAAGGAAGATGTATCATAAGCAATAGTTACTACATTAGTTGATACAGACTGCACTCTACCAGCAGCAAAAGCAAAACCTGAAACGCCTGATGAGGTAAGACCAACTGCATCTCCAACAGCAAATAAACCACCGTTGCTTACAGTAATTGCAGTAGTTGAACCAAAGGCTACTGATGAAATTGTTGAAGATATAGTAGAAGGATCACCGGCAGCTAACTTGCGGTCATTATGATTGTGGTCAAGAACAACAACATCGACCTCGCCTTCACTAAAGACATTGCCAATTCTAAACTCGCAAGTCATTTCTGATGCTTTTGTAATAGGGTCATAAGCATCATCAAATACTGAACCAGCACCATACAATGCAAGACCCGCCGCCACGTCTGCTGCTGTCATTGACAGACGACGAACTTGGATAATATCTCCATCTGGGATAATAGCATCTATGCCTTCAAAGGTTCCCCTAGAACCTGCAAAGCCATTATTAACTACCTCTGCACCTAATGTACTTCCTAAAATTTGAGGATAACTATCACCTGAACTAAAACCAAAAGCTGGAATTGAAGTGCCAAGCCAAAGAACTTTTTTATCCTTCCAACCTAAAACTCTGGATTTAGTAGACCGAGTTTTAATTTGATAATCATAGAATGATGAACGAGGACGATACTGTTCTTGAATACTGCTTGTGTTATTAGAAAGAATTTTACCGTTATAAGCTTCAAGACTTAAAGCAAGAGATGATGCTGTACTTAAATAAGTCTTGCCTTCTAGGTCATATGGGCCAATGCCATATGTGTTTGCATGATTAATTGCAGCGGTGTCATCTGTTACTCCATCACCAACAGCACCAAAATCTTTTAGAGTTACACGTTCTTGCAGCTTAATTTTTACAGTCGTGTCGACTGCACCCACGCCGCCTTGATTGTAAGAAACCTGATCGGAAGACAGACCGCCGATCAATGGGGTTTCCTGTGAAACAATTTCGATGCCTGCGTTCAGAGGTGGCGCTTCAGAAAACGTGATGTTGCTGCCGCTGATCGTGTAAGTGTCTTTCTCCTGATAGACGCCATCAATGTAGACATTCGTTGCGTTCTTGGTGGCTGGCGAAGCGCCCATGCCGAATACGGTTGTTGTGCCATCGCCAGTCTGGTCTTGCACCGTCACAGATCCAGATGTTGCTGTCGCTGGATCGACGCCATACCCAACAGGGCTGTAGATTACCAAGGCGCTATTCTTGTCACGGATCGTCACAGAGAACTGACTGTCAGCGTATATCAGCGCAGGGGAGCCATTCCGCATGACATAGCCGTTCGACGTGCGCAGTGGCTGTGCCGCAGGCTGCGTGAACGCGCTGTCGTAATAGACTTGGATGGGGTTTGTTTCGGGGTTCTTATCTACTTCACCGAAATACAAATACCCATTATCAAGGGGATCACCGCTTTTATCAGTGAATATTGGATACGGAGGTGCAAGTTGCTTAAGTGCCATTTATTGTTTCCCCTTGCTCTGCAAGTCTTTTATCATAAAACAGACCAGTTTGGATAGCGTCATTGTTCTGCCTTCGCTCTACCAAAGCCGTATGTTGCCATTGCCGCTGGGCTAAGTAATACTTTTGCTATAACACGCGCCTGCGTTTCATTAAGCGCATCACCAGCCATTGCTCTTTCTACAAGTCTCAGAGCCTGCTTGGCTTGATTTCCACGAAGACTAACCAGCGTGTTGGCTATCTCATCGTAAATTCCCATCTGACGCAGTGTTCGAGCCTCTGGAGTTGTTCCAGTAACAACCTGAACAACTTTCTTGGATGCGTTAATAGGTTCACCAGACATCAAAGTACTTAAAGAACCCGGCGCCGTAATATCTTCAACTGCGCCTTGAATAGCTTGACGTTGTTGCGTAGCGCTGTTGCGAGCAATTGCTGCGCGTAGTTCAAGAGAAACCACATTCTCATCAAGCTGTTTGTAAAGACGATCAGCTTGATTTCTGCCCAGAAGAATAGACATTTTATCTTTCATGGATCTGCTGCGAAGATTGTTTGCCAACTTTTGAAACTCGCGGATCTCAATGTTTGGATCAGACGCCACAGCATTAACTCGCGCCAATAAGTCATCAATTGCACTGCGCAACCCAGCCTTTGCAGCATTGCGTTCTGCCTTGCTTGCCCCGCGAAGAGCATCTTTTACAGTTTCTCGCGTTGTGCTTGATTTTAAAATATCAGCGCCAGCCTCAACAGCACGCGTCCTGCTAATTGCATCTGCTGCAACATCTAACGCCTTTCCATATTGAGGAACCTCTGCCCTCAACACCTTGCGGATTTTTTGCTGCAAATTTGATGTAGCTCGACCAAGTTGCGTTGTGCCACCCAACTTACCAGCCGCATTTTGCTGTTCCGCAACATCGCCCATTGCACGCGTAATATAATCAAGCTGACGGACATCAGGCATTCGCTTAAAGCTAACAGAACCATCTTCAGCTATTTGCGCCATGATCTGTGCGCTCTCAACACCCTCTAAGCGCATCAGTTCGTTTGCACGGTTGATTGCTGACTGTGGAACCCGCTTTAACAAGTTCTCAAGGAAACGACCACGGCCACCCGCATAATCAATAGCCTGCGCATAGGCTACGCGATACGCATCACCTCGATCTTTTTGCGTACCCTGACGAATGCCTCTTTGCGTTGTTGCAACACCTTCTGGTGCGCCGAGAACGTCATCAAGGATAGTTGCCATCCGAGCGCCAGCTTCTTCTGCGCGAGCCTCAACAGCCTGACCAGCAACTCTAGGCGCTGCGCCTCCTGATGTCACAGAAACGTCTAACAGGCGCTGTGTGGCTGGCCCAGCGTCTGCCAGCATAGAAGATGAACCTGCACGCTCCAACGCAATCGAAGCAGCGGCCAGATCGTCATTCTCAAGCGCCGTGCGAACAACTTTCGCCGCGTCAGTAGAAATGCCCAGTGTCTGTGCAATTTGACCAACTGAGCGGCCTTTAATGTTTTCAAAAGCAGCACGAACACCAGCCGATAGACCGGGGAGAGCGCCACCAATAGTCAGGCCAAGTCCACCGCCGACCAAAGCACCTGTGCCAGCTTCTTCCAATCGACCTTCGCCTTCACCGCGACCAAATCCAGAAACAGCGCCCTCAACGGCAGCAGCGGGACCACCAACAACCGCGCCGCGAAGCATCTGACCTCCGACTGATTGCGCACCGCTGACAAACCGACCAACTGCGGCAGGGGCCGAAGCAATAAGAGCAGGTGTGGCAGCAAGCGCGCCACCAACCTCAAGAGCAGCAGCCTGACCGGGGCGCTGTGCCCTAACAGCCTCAACAGACTGACGCATAGCCTCACCAGCCTGCGGGCTAAACATTCCAACAGCTTCATCTGTATAAGATCCAACAAACGGCACGCCTTGAAGCGCTGTCGCTGCTCTAGCCGCCACAGGATACTGCTCAATGATCTGCTCTTGCATCTGGCCACGCTGAGTTTCAGCAGGTGTGGTTCCAGCCATCATGCCAGAAATGGTTTCTGGATTTTGTGTGATATATCCCGGCGAAACAAAAGCACGTTCACCAGTTTGTGGGTTCTCTATAATTTGGCCATCACGATATTCAGCAATAAAATTGGTAAACCCCATTCGCTGATACTGCTCAAGCGCGGAAGGTTCGGCGTCAGGCATTGCTGGTTGCTGTTGCGCAAGTTGTTGCTTTAACTGTGCTTGCTTTAATTTAGCTGTTCTTATTTTTTCTTCTGAAGCCATTTTAAAACCCTAGTTCAGTCATGCGCGCAATATATGCATCAAGCTCTGGATCAGTAAGAGTTGACGCTTCCACCGTTGAAAGCTGTTGAGCATTCATTTTGCTAAAATCCATTGCAGGAGATGCAGCACCAACTTCAAGCTGAACGTCATCCGATGGTGCCGGAACAGTCTCAGGGATAGTTACCAATTCATTCTGCGCTCGGATCAAACCTTGGCGCACAACGTCTGCAAACTCATATAGACTTTCCTTAAACGCTTCTGGATCTTGAGTTCTTTGCAATCTAGCCAATGCCTGCGTAGCTTTGACGCCTTCAGTCTCTGTAATCTGACCACCACCTTTAAGAGTATCAAACGCCTCAAGAAATGCACGGCCAGTAACTTGATCGTATATCGCCATTAAATTGGCTTGAGCTTGGGTCTTGGCTGGAAGACGGCCCTCAATAAACCCAACAATACCATATAGTGCCTCTGGCTCTTTTATTGCTGTTAAACCATTTCCAGCAGGACGCCCAACAAGGCTTTCAATTGTGCTTAACATATTTTCTGCTGTATTAATTCTGGCTTCCAATGATGATCGAGCTTCTTGAGTTTCTCTTGCGGCAGGCGTTCCAGCAATAGGTTGCGCTGTCACCTCATTGGTTTTTGGATCTGTTGTATAAACAAAATCAGTTGATTTCTTTCCAGTGTCAGGTTCTCCAACACCGGGCCCCTGAACAAGCTCAACACCACCGTCTGGCGTTGTTTTAAGTGTCATGCCACTAGGAGGCGTTATTGGGTAGAAGCGTCCTGTGTCTTGATCAATCTGACCAGAAGTTGCACCAAATTGCGCAGCCTCTTCAGCAGTTGCAGGTCTAAACCCTAGTTTTACAGGAGCAACATCCGCACCGCCTCTAAGCATAAACGCTTCAAACTCTGCTGTTCCCTCTACCAAACCAGCAGCTTTAGCACGAAGCTGAAGATTTCTGTAATCTGCGGGAAGTTCTACACCTTCAAGATTTAAACTATCGTTTATTGTCTTGATATAATCTGGGCCTTTTAAACCCATCAAAGTTATTCCAGTTGTAGTTTTTATTTCCGAAAGAGCAGTTTCAGGATTTTGTTTTAATTTTTGCAATGAAAGTTTAAGGCTTGGTAAAACAGTCGGGTCTCCACCGGGAGCTTCAGCAACCGCAATCTGCTCCTCTAACAATCGTGTTACGACATCAACATTACCTTGAGATGAAGCCGCATAAAGGCTTTGGCTTGCATTTATCAAAGCTTTTGTTTGAGGCTCTTTAAGAATGCCCTGAAGCGCTGTTAGGTCTGAGCGTATGGCTGGATTTGCTATCCAAGCTTTCAAGAAATCATCAGACGTAGCATTCAAACCTTTTCCAGCCAATGCCGCAAGCGCTGCCTGTGCAGCTTCTGCATCTGCTTTCTGTTTGGCTACGTTGGCTTGAGCCGTTGCACGATCTTGTTGTTGCTGTGCAAATGCCTGCTGGGCGCGCTCTTCTTGTTGCCCACGAATACCCATAACCTGACGCTGCTCGATGTCCTGACGCCCCAGAGCATAGCCTCGCATGGCCTGCTCAATAGGATCTTTTACATCCAAAATATAATTGATTGGTTGCACCATTAGAATGCCCCTCCACCGTAGAACATACCTTGCCCAAATGTTAGAGGCGCAGATGCACCCGCAGGAGTAAATCCTTGATAGGCCATTCCCCGACCAGCCATCATGCCAGCACTTCCAAGAAGATTTCCGAATGCCTGACCTTGCGCCAAAGTGCCACCTGCTTGAGCAGCACCCATTTGCCCAAACAGACCAGAAATATTAGCTGCTGTTTGTTGTCCAGCCGCAGCTTGACCAGCCGCCGCAGCCTGACCAGCAGATGCAATGTTCTGTGTGGTTGTTGCGCCAAGAGCAGTAAGACCACCTAATCGACCATACTGTTGATTGATAAGAGATGACAAAACCTGTGGCCTAAACTGCGCTAATGCAGATTGTGTTTGACCTCCGCGAATACCACCCGTTGCAGCAGCGCTTTGAAGAATAGCCTCTTCGCCAGCAGATGTTAAAGCTTCAAATTCTGCGCCGCCTTCAATTGCTCTAATGGCGTCAGCTTGCGCTTGCTCACCAGAAAGCCCAGCAAGAGCAAGTTGACCTTGTAAAGCCCCAACACCAGCTTCAGCATAAGGTGCCAAGCCCGCTTGAGCTTCAATGCCTGCATCAACATAAGGCTTTAAAAGAGCTTGTGTTTCATCAAACATTTCACGCTGAATATCAATTCCAGATTGAGCAGCGCCAGCTTGCGTCTTTGCAGCACTTTTTGCAGCATTGCTTTGAATTAAAGCACCGCCAACAGATCCACCAACCATTGCCACCACAGGATTAGGCATCAGCAAATTCCTTTTTATAATCTTCTATTTTCTCGCCGTACAAAGACATAACAGTTGCCGCCATTTTCACCGCAACGTCATACCCATGACAAATCTGCACGACTAATAAAACCAAATCATAATACCCGGCTCGCCACATATAGCTGCGAGCATCTGCGTTTCCTTGACGCTCAACCTCGTCAGATGCCTGCCACTTCAAAAGCTGAACAGCAACAACAGGGAGCAACACGCTAGAATGCGCAGTGAAAAACGGGTTTGATGGCATGGCAACCAAGACTTGGTTTAATGTTCGATCAAGTTCAGATCGAGGCATGTTATCATCATCAGCAACATCATCAAAAAACTGAATTGCATCCCACATGCCCATAAGCCACGAAGTCGCGGCCTCTGGTAAGGACAGCGTATCTAACAGATGATGCTCTATGATTTCACGCACTGGCTCGCCTTCTGCAAGATTTGCCTGCTGGCGGGCCATCGTCTCAGCACCTTCATTATCACAGAAAATTGTCATTTTGCCAATACCCTAGTGGCCCTCTTCCCAAGCCTGACACGAACGCAGGTTGTGGCACACAAAATCAAACCGCTTGCAGTAACCTCGGCCACCCGCATCTGTGTCATATTCATCCAGAGGTATTGCCTCCATCATCGCTTGTTTCATTGGCCCGTTGTGAAAATATGAACAGTTTGCACACATGCGACGGCGAGCTTCTTTCTCATCAACGCCCAGCGCCTTACCAAGATCCTTCCAGTAATCTTTGTTTGCTGTTCGATCAATAGACGGGTTCTCTGGGCCAAGACGCCACTCTTCCACAACCATCTTGCGGTTTTTCTTGTTCTCAGCCGTAGAAACAATCTTCATCTTTGGAAGGCCAAACTCAATCATCATATCATCCATGTCGATCTCCTAGAGCGTAATCTCACGCCCAGAGGCGCGAATGGTCAGTGTGGTTGCAGCGCTTGCTGTTGTCGAAATGTAATCCGCATCAAGCAGAACATGGCCAATCAACTCAGGGCAGGTGTATGTCTCACCCACTTCAATGTTTCGCGCGTTGACGATGCGGTTCGACGCGTCAGCCGTGCCAAGGTTTGTCACCACGTTGATCGTGATGGTTGCCGCAGCTGCGCCGTTGTTCGTGACAGTGAACTTGTCCACGATCGCGTTCACCCCATCTGCGGTGTATTGAACCGTGTTGGTCGCTTCAGCCTGTTTTGGCTCGATCAGAACTGTTGGTGTGATGGTCATTGCTGCACCTGCGTTACTGTGATGATGACGGACGGAGCGGCGGGCGCAAATGCTGTCGCTGCAACGGCGTCAATTTTAATGTTTGTGCTGTCCGCGCCATATGCCATTTCAATGTAATCGGACGCCTCAAGCGATAGCGTCTCAGTTAAAGCAACAGTGACATATGCATTGCTTACATCACTGGTCACGATCCGCGTAGTGTTTGGAACGTCAGTCCCGTTCTTTCTGAACCAGACGTAAACATCTTTTTTCGAACTGTTCCCGCTGCTGATCTGAACATTTGCTTCGAGCTGGTAAAGCCCAGACGCAGGAACAACAATCCGAGATGTCGGGCTTCCGATTGTTACGCCATTCGAAATGTCAGTATTATCAAATGTCAGCGCATATGCCGTGTTGGCTGCTGCGGGCGTTGCGTCAGTTGTCTTGCTGAAGACACCGTAATATTGCATTTGCTCAATTGTCGGGCGGACAAACACAACACCGTCAGAAGCATCTGAAACAAGGCACGCTGAGATCGGAATTACGTTGTCAGGTGCAGTTGGCTTCACATTTGTAAATGCGCCAGCAACCGTTGTGGATGGGTAAAGCAAGTCGCCAACACTAAACCCGCTGGTGTCTATATCTCGAACATAACCCCAGCTTGTGCAATATCCCTGCGTCCCAGCATCAGGCAAATCATGCGTCATCACGCCCAAGATATACAGCGATGGTTGCGAACCGTCCGCGAGATATGGCGCGACCGAAAGCGAACCGCCAGCGCCAACCCCGACAAAACCAACAACAGTCCCATTTGGTATCGTTACACCTGTGTTGTTTTCAACGCGCGCATAGGTCTCCATGCCCACCTGCTGAGAAACGCCGTATTCCATCCCGATATTCAGCGTTGCATCGTCATCATTCCAACACAAGCGGCGCTCTGCCTCTGCATGAGGTGGCAACCGTCTGAAATCAAGATAGTCAATCGTTGCGTTATTGCGCTCATAGCTTTCGGATTTGTTCGCGGCAACACCAGCATCATACGCTGCGTTCTCAATCAACACCGTCAACGCAGCAACGTCAGCAGGCGTGTTTGTTCCCGCGACTTGGAACAGACGCTCCATCGCCTTCGTCAGTTCAGGATCGTTCTGCGCCATCCGCGCGATTTGATTTCGTGTTGGGGTTAATGGATCAGACATCAGAACGCCAGCGGCTCAACCCGCGCCTCCAGTGCTGCGACAGCCACATGAGCGTCAGAAGTGCCCCTAAAGCGCTGCATACGCATGTTTCGCATATGCCCCTGCTGAAACCACATAAGGCGCTTGTTGCGCTCTCCTGTCTTGCCTGCGCGTATAGGCTTTTCAACGCTCCAAGTATCCCCATCCACTGAATATTGCGTCCATATTGTGGGATCTACACCAAAGGCTGTTGATCCCGTAAGGCTAACAAGCTCGATGTCATGAAAGATTGCACCTTGACCATTGTTATAAACAATCAGCGTGCCAAATTCCCACCCGACAACATTACCCCAATGCGTGGAAACAGTGCTGTCCAAATAACCAAATTGCGTTGTGCTGGCATGAGCAACATTCCACCGATCAAAAGCCCAGATGCAGGTGTCTGCGTTCCACTTGGCCTGACCTGTCAATGCAGACGATAGAGTAAACCACACAGGCGCTGAGAGCGCTTGTGTAGCTGCTCCATCAAATACTAACGTATGTCTGGGCAGGTGAATAATTAAATGCATGTGAGCGCTGTCTATGCGCTCTTCTAAGAAAGACTGAGATAATTCCGTTTCAGTATATTCTTGCAGAATTTCCTCAATCTCACGCGTTGCAATTTTCTGAGCGTTGCCATTTGCGCCAAGATAAACAGACGGAGCTTCATTGCGCCCACCACCTAAGAAGGCAATGTTTTCCATAAACACACAGCAAGCATGCGTGCCTACGCAGCCTTTTTGTATCTGCGCGCCGGCAATACGTTGAAATGGAAAGCCAGTTGCACCAACATTATCAAAAACCTCAATAGTGTTTCTGTTTAGGGCATAGACCTCATTGCGCAGCTTGAGCAAAGCATTGATCGGATCTGGATCTGCTTCTGATGATCCATATTTCAAAGGATTTACTGCGAACGGATCTGAAAGATCAGTCACAACCAAAAACTCGCCGTCTGTGGTCATATAATAGCCATCAACCCAAACAACATCTAAAACAGTACCAAGGTCTGGATCAGTCACTTGCGTTAGCGTTGTGCCGTCATACAGAAACAAGTTGTTGTTCGATGCAATCGCCAAATAGGTAAAGCCATAATCAAACGTCACTCTATCTGTGCCGCCAACATCGCCAATTTCTGTAACTGTATTATCAGACGCAATCGAAACCAACTTGGTTCCCATCACCCGATAAAGATAACCTTTCCAATAAACACCGCCACGATTTATGCCGGGTCCAGTGCCAAGCTCAACCACACCCTCGGCTGGGCGCAAATAACCAGCAGAAATTCCCGTGCTTTTCGGAACGGGAACCATGTTCTTGGGATAAGACGTTCTAAAGTCAGGCGAAGCGTCTGTAAAAATTCCGTTCAGAATAGGGATCTGCATTAAGTTATCCTACACGATACCAAGA